GATCTTCTCACCTGCTCCGATGACCGTCTTTGAGCTAAGTGCATACTTGCCTCCAAACGCACCACCAAGCGCACCATAAAGCGCACCGGAAACTTCCTGACCTTCTGGTGCCAACACAGCACCAGTGCCAGCACCGGCACCAGCACCAACTGCTGCCTGTGCTACTTTTGCAGTCTTAGGTGCTTTCTCAGCGAATTTAGCACCTGCCTCACCTAGCTTCTGCACACCTCGGCCAACCTTCTCTGTGGCAGTGCCAACTCCGCTCACAGTAGATGTGACCGGCTTGGCTAGAAACTCACCAACTTGTTTTGCCGCCTGAGTCTCTGCTGCCTTACCGGCTGCCTCGATCAGCTTCTTTGCATACTTGTTGGTGACCTTGGGTGCCTGCTTTGCTGCTACCGCACCGACTTTTATCAAGCCTCCACCTACTAGGTAGGTTGGGTCGAAAATCAGGCTGAGAGAGTCAGCTATCTCCGGGTCAATGCCGTCATCGTAAACGGCAGCCAGGTCTTCAGCCCCAAACAACCTAGCCACATCGCCCATGCGCGATTTGCGTAGCTCAAGCTGCCTAAAGATTTGATTGCCGAACTCTTTGTAGGCAGCGTACTCAGCAGCATCCTCCTCCTCCTCGGTGCGGAACGGTTTGGCCACAAATCTGCCAACACCTCCACCAATCAGCTTCAGTCCTTCTGTGGCTGCCAAGAATGACTCAGGTATGTTGGCAGATGCCTCCATGAAGCCTTCTTTCTCAATCTTGCCAGGTATCTTGGTGAAGCCTCGGGCCAGCCCAGCGACTGCCTCCTTGGCTATCGGCCACCAGTCAACGCCTTCCTCGCTTTTGCGCTTCCACTCATCAAACGTCATGATGCCACGCTCGTCATGAGTCATGACTCCCTGCTCGTTGTAGGTAGGTCTGTAAATCTTCTTGCCGTTAACGTCGAAGACCGGCACCTGAACCTTCTTGCCGGTTCTGTCGATGTAGTCGATGACCTCCTCGTACTCCTCCGTGTCTGTTCTGTCGATGTAGTCTGGCAGAGGCTGAGGTTCGTAATCTAGGAGATCATACTCGAAAACTTCTTCACCCCCAGTTGTCGAGGATGACAACCGGCGAGCTATTCTACTCGGGTCAGGTTTTAGCGTGTCAGCCATCAGAGTTTTTTCAGTTCAGCCTCACTCTTCTCAATAGCCTTTAGTATCATTCTCCTCTGTGCTGCTGTGTCTTTGTCAGCCTTAGTTATTCTGGGGCTGACTGGAGCATAAGAAGGCTGAATGCTCGGAGGTGATGGCAACTCGCTCAAGCGTTCTCTCAAAAGCTTTATCCTGTCTTCGATCTGCTGCTTTCTGTCTCTCGTGGCAGTAGTCGGTTCAGACTGTGCTGCGTCTATCGAGCCAGGGCCAAACAAAGCATTGTAAGCCTCTTCCACAGGTTCTGCGGGTGGGTTTGGTGTTGGAGCAGCAGGTGCCTGGACTCTGTTTATCCTAATCTTGCGCTTGGTGCCGGTTGCTTGGTCTACCACCTCGACTGTGTCTGCGCCTGTGGCTCGTAACTGCTCTGCCAACTCTTCGCTGATAACTGGTTGACCATCGTCAGTTAGTTGCAGGTTATCAACCTCAACGCTTGCGGCAGGTTCTTCTTCTTCTCCAACAACTACTGAACGCTTTGCTTTGATGTCTTTGAGAGTGTCAAGATAACCTGAAACATTCTTTCGGTTCTTAGCCATCGTGACCAACTTTTCTTCAAAGCCTCGTGCAACCATGTCCATAGCTGCCTTGGTCAGTGCCTCGTTGACTTCCTCCGGTTGAGACAGGTTGCCGATTGTTCTGGAGTACATCGCAACATCTTGGTCAGTCAGTACTCCAACCTCGCCAAATACTCCTCGGGCCAAGCCGGGTATGATCTTTGTGATCTGTGCCTTGATTAGCCTAGCCTTCTCATCGAACGGATTAGCACTTCTGATAATGCCCATCACAGGCCCGGTGGCCTCTCCCTCAAGTTGAGTCTTCAACTCAGCTATTCTGTCAGATGTGAACTTAAACTTGTCCAGACTCTCTGACTCGCTTTGGCTTGGTGCCTCATCCCAGACATACGAAGCCTGCACTATGTCATCAGTGTTGCCACCTGACTTGATCTTATCAAAATAGTTGTTGCGGCTTATGATGTACCTCTCCCGCAGTCCAGGTGACAGGTTGCTTGGCTTTGAACCAAAGAATCTTTCCATGCCTCCACCGCCAAACTCGATGTCCTTCAGTTTGCGCTGCCTCTCTGCCTCGACCCTGTCATTGTCGAGGCGCATCTTGTTTGTGTCCTCTCCAGTGACGTTGCCTTCATCGTCTTTGATAACTGGGCGAGGCATGCCTGGGTTGTTGATGTCCCAAGTCAGCCCGATGTTGGCTATCTTCCGTTGCTGATCGCGGAATATCGGCAGACTCTCCTTCTCCTCAAACGTCTTCTTAAAAGCTTCATATCTCTTGAACGTAGCCGGGTCTCTGCTGATCTCAGGCTCAACCGTTGCAAGTATGTTCAGGTAGGTCTCTCTGTCCTGTGGTTGCTTAAAGTCCAACTCTCCTGCACCAAGATAGTCCACCAACTTGCCAAACGCATTTGTGGCAGAAACCTCGTCCTCGACCAGTTGCTTCCTTCTCTCCTGCTGATACTTGAACTCTGTCCGCGCCATGTCCAACCGCTTCCGCGCCATCGCGTTCCTGACGGCATTGTCATAGATGGCTTGCCCTGCTCTTAGCCCACTCGCAAATGCTGATCCTGCGCTCATGTCTCTATGGCCCTAAAAGTTTATCTGTAATCTTACCTGCGGCTACTCCTGTCCCTAGCCCGAGAAGCTGATAGCCTATCGGTTGCTGATTAGCCGCATAGTTCATCTGCTGGTTAAACGTGTTCATCGCGAACTGCTGACCCTGGGCACCTGCGTTGGGGTTCAGTGTTAATCCTGACTGAATGCCTACCGGGTTGAACGGTGATGCTCCTGCCTGCGCTCCGCTGATCTGGCCAAACTGACTGACCGGAGTTGTGCCGCTCAGGAATGATGCAGCATTTGCCAAGCGTTGTTGCCTCATGCGGAAACCTGCGTCTCCGACTGCCATAGCCTCAGCGGCAGCAGGTGCTGATCCGTAGATGTTACCTCGGGCTGCCTGTGCTGCCCTCTCCTGCTGCTCAACCTGGTTCCTCATCTCCGGTGAGAGTTGGGTGCCAAGTGCCAGGTCTTCTTTGGCTGCCTCACCAAGCATCTGCCTGACCTCGTAGCCTGTTGGATCGGCGGCCTTCAGTTCCTCCATGCGTTGCGTGATGAAGTCTTTGCCATACTTCTTTTGCACATCGAGCATCGTGGCAGCCATCTTGTCTGCTGACTCTGCGGCAAAATCTAGGTCGGCCTTGGTGGCATCCATGTCACTGAAGCCAGAGAAGTCGTAGGTGACCTCCTCCTCTCCGGTCTTGTTGCCTTTTGCGTCAAAGCTTGGAACCTTGAGAGTGATCTTCTTGCCAAACTTTGCTGCGTTAGCAATCAGCTTCCTGATGCCTAAAGTCTTAGCGTCAGCCCAGACTCCTGCCTCGTTGGCACCTGCTACATTTGGTGGATCAGGTGCGTCTCCAGAATCAAACCAACCGCCCATCTAAAATTCCTCCTTCAAGAATAGTTCTCGTATCTTCAAACTGTTGTTTCTCATGTTCTCGTATCCTCCAGTCAGATAACTCACCAAGATGAAGATATCTGCCGTTTGCTCGCATATGACATGTGCATGTAGTTGCTTGGGTTTCTCCTCGGACTTCTTCCACTCGTTGCTGTCTCGCCATGCGTTCAGCACGGTGAGGTGGTGAGGCAATAACGCAGAAGAATGTGCGTGAAAAAATTTGTTAGCAGGCAGGTCAACCAGAAGCGTCTGTGCGAGTTGGTAGGTCTTCTCCTCAGCCCAATCCTCAATCTCGTCAAACAGGTCATCTATTAACCTGGTGGCCTTGATCCAAAGACGCATGTAGTCATACGCATCGTTGTCACCTAGCGATGCTGCACCAAACACCTGCTGCAAAACTTCCGGTGAGGGACTTGGCGACTTCAGCTTCATGACTCCACCCCCACACTATTTAAAAAGCCTCCTGCGTGGATTGAGCGCAGTGCCAGGTACTTACTGTCTGCTCCTGCTGTGCCGCTTTGCTGAAACTTAAACTGCAACTCGCGGAACTCCGGGTACTGCGTCATCGAGTACCTGAATCTGTTCAGCTTCCCGCTGCCCAGCGTAGACGGCAGTGTGAAACTTAGCCTAAGTTCTCCTGTGCCAGTATCAAGCTCATCTGCCAGGTTGTCGGTCTGCTCTGCTCCATCGAGGATCACGCCGATGTCGATCACAGCGTTGCTGCGGTCAAACTCGAACTCGGCAAACTCACCATCCTTCGTGGTGACCTGTTCGTTGAAAGTAAGTGCGCGGGTGACTGCCTGCCACCCGGTGTCAACGAATGTTGTGGTGGTCTTGTCCTGAAAATCAGTGTCCACCAGGTTGATGTCCTCGATAAAATCGCGGAACTGTAGCGGGTTACCAACTTTGTCCAGGCTAATCAGGTAGGGCTTACCTCCGCTGAACTGTGTCACCACAAACTGATACGGATTGATCGTACTTGCCGGTGTGCCGCTTGCTTCCTCCACAGTGCCTTGCCAAACACCCGTCCAACTCTGCGTGTTGGTGTTGTAGCATAGCGTTGTGTTGTTGACTGTGCTGGTGCCGGTTGGCACTGAGAGTAGGTAGCGGTTGTTCCAGAAGACTGCTGTGGCATTCTCGACTGCTGCCCAGTTGATCTCATCGATGACATCTTGGATCGGGTAGCTTATGACTCCTACGTCACTTGCCACCATGTTCTCCTCCATCGTGCGTCTAATCGATCTGACTCCTGTTCGCGATAAGAAGAACAGGTCTTCACCTACCTGGGCTATCGAGCCATGTGACACACATCCTGTGGAGGCTGAGATTGTTCTGATCTTAAACGTGGAAGCTGCCGGGGTAGTCGCGCCACTCGTTGCTGGCACTGGTGCTGTGTCCACCACATAGCAACTATTCTTGCAAAACACCACCACGTTGAAGCCTACCCAACTTGCCAGCCCAGTCACCGGGTCACCAAGACCAACCTTAAACGCATTACCTGCCGGGAACGGTGTTGTGCTGCCAGCATTAGCCAGGATGTCAGA